TTCACCGATGAATGTCGTTTTGATTGTGTAGCATTCACCGTGACGATTCTTTGCGATAATCAATTCGGCTTCTTCTTCTTGGAGCTTCTCTCCTGAATAGTATGCCGGTCTGAATGGGAACATCACGACATCCGCATCTTGCTCAATACTTCCACTCTCACGGATATCGCTCAGCATAGGTCTCTTGTCTGCTCTCTCCTCACATTTGCGTGACAACTGAGCCAACACTATGACTGTGATGTTAAGTTCTTTAGAGAGCAACTTTAAGTTTCGGGAAATTTCTGCAATCTCTTGTTCCCGGTTTGTTTTTGTTCCTTTGATTAACTGGATGTAATCAATCACCAACAACTCAAGTCCGTGTTTCGCTTTGTGGATTTTTGCCTTTGATTTGATTTGTTGGATACTGCAATTTGGATCGTCATCAATGAAGAATTGAACTGTTTGATTGAGTGCTGAATTTATTAGTTGATGAACTTCAAACTCACGAAGGTTTGCATTGCGAATCTTCCAATTGGCAAGGTCGGTGATCAGGGATAAGTATCTTTTTACAAGTTGCTCATTGCTCATCTCCAGCGACAAGAACAATCCCTTACCACCAATCTTGGCAAAGTCATACATCAGCGACAAAGCCAATGCCGTTTTACCTTGACCAGGTCTTGCAGCCATTACAATCAAATCACCGTTGTTCCATCCACCCAATACCCGGTCAAGTCCTGCCCATCCCGTTTGTCTACCCGTGAGCTTATCACCTCTTTGCACCGCCTCAATAATTGCATCAACGGTCTTGTTGGTAACTGATGTAATTTGAACGGGATCATTGATGGTCGTGAACTTGGTGTTGTCCACCATCGTTTGCATATTGGTGAGGATCTCTTTTAAGTCCGCAGTCAAATTCAAGTTGCTGATGTTATCAATCAATTGTTTTTTGAGATACCTGTGTTCAAGTGCTGGAAGGTGACTGCTGATGTTTGGCATCCCGTATACATCTTGAGTCAAACGAACGATTGCAACCATCTCAACACGATTAAACTTCTTGCCTAATGTCAGCACATCAATCTCATCGTTGTTAATGTACATCTCCAACATCACATCAAAGATTCTTTTGTTGAGTGGTGTTTCAAACCATTGCGATTTGATTCTCGGCAACATTGCCCGTGTTTGATCGTAGAATAGTAGTTGACCAATTATGTAATCTTCAAGTTCGCTCGTCATATTCTTGCAAGTTAAATACTTTTCGGTGGATAATTTGTGGAGTAGTGGTATTATTTGAAAGGTTGTTGCTCTTCCAAGTTCGGACGGCTGCCTTCCAGTTCTTCATTTTGTTTTTACCAACTAACCATCCGTTTGATTCGTAGTAGTCAAACCATTTCTCGGATACATCAGCCATTCCAATTTCAGTCATATAGGTTTTGATTTCTATTAAAGTTGGTTTTTGAAATGCTGATACCTTCTTTTCTTTAATTGTATTTTCATTTTCATTTTCATTTTCCATATGTTGAACATATGTATCAGATATGATAATCACATCATCTTTCTTTTTACGATTATTTCGTCTTGACTCTGAATAGGATTTTCGCTTGTCAATTTCTTGCTTTAATCTCTCATTGAAGAACTTGCCATCTGAATCCTTTTGGAATTTATCAAAGATATCTTCATCATATGTTCCGCATATCTGCAACATATCTCGTTCTGACATATGACCTTTTTGATGCTGGATACAAAGCAAGGTGATGAACTTGCCTTTTTGTTCCATTGACATCAGCAAAGTACCCGTCAAGAAATCTGACGAATAGAACAGGAACGCTGGATCTTTGCTCATAAGTAAAAGAATCTTTGAAGTTTTGAGTTGTAACGATATCTTAGTGCGTGACAATTGTATGATTCATTAATATCAATACAAGCTTGTGTTAAAGAATCGTATTTTTTATTTGTAAGAATGTCAATAACTGGCTTTGATCTTGCCGATCTTGAAGATTCACAAAGTCCATTTTCCCAAGCGTGTTTTATGTTTTCCTGTTGTGTCATCCATTCTAAGTTGTCAATGTGATTATTTGTCTTGATTCCGTCCTTATGGTTTATATCAGGTTTGTTGTCAATGTTTTCAATAAATGCATTTGCAACTAAGCGGTGAATCTTATGCATTTTTTGTTTATCATTACCCCAAAGTCCTATTCGCAAATAACCCTTATCGGTTAAATAGGGTTTCATAATGCGTTCCTTTCCACACTTAAAACTCTTGACTCTGCCGTGATCAGAGATGTAGTAGATGCCATTGCATTCCGCAATTGCTTTCCATATTTCTATTTGTGTTCCCATTTTTTTTGCATAAAAAAAGCCTCCGAGATAGAAGGTTTACGGGAACACATCTATCAGGAAGGCAAAAAGTTTTGATTATGGACAAACCCGCATTTGTCAATCACTTCTACAAATTTAATCAATCATTTCGGATATCCCAAATCTTTTTTAACTTTCACCTGGTATCTTTGGCGTGACTGGTAGTTCTGCCCACGAAGATGTTCGTGATGCTCTTGGAGTTGAGCTCGTGTTCTCCTGATGGTTTCGGGTGATGGTAGTTGCTTGGCTTCAAACATCGTGAAGAAGTCATTGCCGTTGCACATCCCTTTGTAAATTACCGTCATCAGTTTGAAATCACAATCCCTTGTTTCCGGCTGGTTAATCATTACCGCCGTTACCGTTGCTTTGATATATTTGTTCATTGTCTATCTATAAAATTTGCGTAATCAATTGCATCTTGCTCATTCTCAAATGTGGCGAGTAGCTCTCCGGCATAATAAACTCGCCACTTTATAATGAAATTAATTGATGCCTTTACGACCAGAGCTTTGAGCATTTTTTCTACTTTGAATTAAATCGTTGGCGTGAAGTTCCCAAGTTTTAGCACGATCGTTTGCTTCGGCAATCTTTGACCTGATGGTCAGATTCTCAGTTTGCAAATCCCACAACTCACGATTCAACTTGTTCACTTGATCTTGTAGTTCTTCTTCCCTTGTTGAAAGTGCGTTGACTTTGAACAAGGCAATGGCGAGAAACAAAGCCAGTCCGAGAATGATGATTGTTGTCATTTTATTTTTCCTTTGTAAAATTTATGTTTATATATTGCCTTTGTGTAGGTATCAAATTCGGGGATGTAGTTGTCCCGTTCAAATTCATACGGTGATGCCTCAGGCAAGTTGTCAAAGTCATTGAAGTATTGTTTCAACTTCCAGTACACGAACATCACCGCAATGGTGATGGGTGTGATTACGATTAAGAATATCAAATCCATAAATCAAAATAACAAATTAACTTTCATAATAACAAATTTATTTTATAGTTGAGTTGGTGAATGAACGATTTATTTGGTGATTGACAAAAATAGTTCTCCAGCCGATGCCAACTTCTCGTCAATGATTTCTTGAATGTCATCCTCCAAAGTGATCAAGGTTTGCGTGAGCTTCTTTCCAATGGGCATTCGTGGATCGTACGATAAGAACAACGCTTCAGTCATCTCCGTTGCAACCATACCCATTTGAACTTGCCAATAGTATTCAGGGCGTTTAGATTTGAACTGCTCGTTGTTGGTGATGAATGAGTTCTGAAGGTGGTTTCCGCTATTGAACGGACATTTGATTTCAACCAAGTGTGTGCCAAGTGCATCAGGTGAATATCCACCCCATTCTCCATAGGTGATGAAGGTGTAGGTTTCTGCTCCGTAGTATGTGTAAAAGTCATCGGTTTGCTGAGTGAAGTAGTGAAATGCTTCTTTCTCGTGTTCCTTGCCCCAATCCAAAGCACGACCATACATCTCTGCTCTTTGACCGGTTAGATATTCCGCTGCCTTCTCAAAGATGAATGTCTTCGCAGTTTCCGATAGGTACTCCGATTTGTTCTTCGGAGTTCCCATCAGTTTATGGATTTCGGATGCGGTGAAGCGTGAACGCCTTAGATCTTGCCAATCGTCCTCGTTCAAATTAGTGTGAATTGTTGGAAGTTGAAGTTTCATTTCTCGCCAATTAAAAGTTTCTGATTTGTTTCGCTCACTTCAAACTTGCTGGTGATGTCGGTCATCAGTCCACCTGTCTGCAAGTGTTCAACTGCCTTTGCCCAACTCTTGTGCTTTGGGGTGAGTTCTTCTTTCTTGGGTGCTGACTGCCTTCCCATTGCTTTCTCACCATCGTCATCATCGTCAATGTTCAAGTTCAGGATTGAGCCGAGTGCATATCTCCGTGCGTAGGTCATTGCACTTCCCATTGCTTGTGGATCGTTTTGTTTTGCAACCGGCATCACATAGGATGATTCCATCCACTCGCCTGATTCAGCGTGAACGATTAATGTCGTGAGTGCATTCCCATCAGGGAACTGTGTAATTGCCAAACCGCATTCGCTCAATGGCTTTTGGATGGTATCCAGTATGTTCGCTAAACTTGCGTACTTGGATTTGAAGAAAGGATTGCTTGATTCCTTTCCGACCTTGCTCACCGTTGCTTGGAAGTTTACCAACGCACCGGCAATGTTCTTAATTGATTCTGATTTGTTCATAGAGTTTTTGTTTATAAAAAGTTAGTTTGTTGCCCGAGCATAAAAAGTACAGTGAACTTGTCCTTTTCGTTGTTGAAGAATGCCTCAGAATTAATGCCATCAAATTCAGTAGTCACGCAATCCCCGAATCCAACTTGGCGAGAATTAACATAATTTCTCAGCTCATCAAAGTGATTGTTGATTAGGTAATTGTCAACGGCTTCAATCGTGTAGATGTATTTCTCTACCTGCACGATACCAGGAACGGAAAGAATCCATCCGTTAATTGCCAACTCAATCATTGTTGACCTCCCTCAATGCAATCTCAATGACGGCTTTTGCTTTTGGAGAAACGATGTTCCCCTCAACTAAATACTTGCGGACGGTTGGAAGTGATACTCCCGTTTTTCTTGCGACAATCTGATAAAGACCTTGTCGTCTTTTCAGTTTGATGATTTCAATTGCTTTCGTGTAATCCATAACGAGAGCAAAAGTAAAATAAACTTATCTATTATGCAAATAAATTTTACTTTTAATTATATTTTTATGTCCTCACTAAATATCAAATCCCCGAATCTTGCGTTTAATTCGTTGACCAATTCCATTTGGATTGATTCGGTGAATGCCTTTTCCAAGAATGGTTGTGGCTTAGTTCCGCTGCGGTGAATCTTCTTGGCAATGGCTTTGGCAAGTGAATCGTAGGTTTGACCTTCAGCCGGTTTGATACCCTTTTGACTGATCCAAGTTTTTAACGATTGCCATAAGTACGGAGTGCCTTCAATATGCCCACCTCGTGTTGGCTTCCTTCCGTATTCTACAAACTCCCAATAATCCTCAGCCACAAGAATGGTGTTGATTGATGTGGGTGACTTGGTGATGTTTCCTGGTGCGAACGATTGGCGAAGTTTAGATGATGCGTTTGTTCCATTGGCATCAAGATTCGCCCAAATGGGTGGGATCACCTTCTTGTTCCACCATTCAACTATGATTTGCTGAAGTAGTGAACCTTGCGATGCATCACCTAAATAAGTATCAAGGGCATCGGGTAATTTGGATAAATCTATTTCAGCCATCCAAGAACGCTTAAAATTACCAAACCTATACTTATACTCTTGAACAACTTCAAAGTGCGTGAGATGGCTTTATTTTGCTTCACAAGGACTTTGTTCTCATCCTTCAGATATCCGATGTTCAACTTCTGCTTGATGATGATTGAATCTTGCTGGTCAATGATGATGGAATCCGCTTGGACAACCTTCATCAATTGCGATACTTTCAGCCGTGCGATTGCACCTTTGACAAGATAACTATTCGCAGTTCGTAGAGTCGCAGAATCTATGGAGACGGATTGCCCCTTCAAGTCCTGAAGATGTAGCATCAAAAGTATCAAGAAATATCGTGTCATAGTGGTTGATTTCTTCAATGAGCTTTATTCTTTTTATCTTGGTATGCTCTACAATTCTTTCGTGCATCTCTACA